CTGCGCACGCTGCGCGAATGGCGCGGTGACGACAGCCTGACGGCCGAGGATTTGCGCCAACTGACGGAGGCCGAGGCGCGCGAAATCTACCTCGCGCGCTACTGGAACCCGGTGCGCGGCGATGATCTGCCGCCTGGCATTGACCTGGCCGTGTTCGACTGGGCGGTGCTCGGAGGCGTGCCACGCGCTGCGCGCGACCTGCAAACGGTGCTCGGCGTGAAGGCGGATGGCGCCATTGGGCGCCAGACGCTTGCGGCCGCGCGCGAGGCGGATGCCGAGGAGGTGATCCGGGCGCTGTGCCGCCGCCGCCTGGCCTATCTCCGGACGCGCCCGCATTGGGATGCGTTCGGCGTCGGGTGGTCCAATCGCGTGCGCGCGATCGAACAGGCTGCTCTTGCGCGCGCGCGGCGGCCGGCGCTGACCGTGCGCGAGGCGCAGCAGACCACCACGGTGCAGACGGCGACCGGCGTCGCCGCCGCGGTCGCGCCCGCCGCCGCTGCCCTGCCGCCGCTCCTCAGCGCCCTTGCCGATCTGGATCGGTGGGTCAGCCTCGGGCTGATCGCGGCCGGCCTGGTGGCGCTGGTGGTGGCGGCATGGATGGCCTCGACCTGGTGGCGGATGCGGCGCGCATGATGGCGGCGCTTTGGAACCGCCTGTCGGCCTGTCTGGCGGCGGCGGGGGCGCTGCTGGCGGCCCTGGCTGGCGTCTGGCTCAGCGGCAGGCGGGCGGGGCGCGATGCGGCGGCGGCAGAGGCCGCCCGCCGGGGCGAGGAAGCCCGGGCGCGGGGCGAGGCGGCGGAGCGCCAGGCGCAGCGGGAGGGCGCGGCGGAGCGGCTGCGCCAGGGGCGCTTCTGATGCGGGCGGCGGCTGTTCTGGCGCTAGGGGCGCTGCTGGCCGGCTGCGCGGGGGCAATGATCTCCGACCGCCCATGCCCGCGCGTGACCGAGTTCCCTGCGCCGGTGCAGGCGCGGGCGGCCGAGGAGCTGGCGACGCTGCCCCCAGGCTCGGCGCTGGCCGCCATGATGGACGCCATAGCTGCGTGCAGCCGCCGATCGCAACTTCGCTTGCGGAGAGGGACGCGGGGTGCTAAGAAGAATGCGCGCCCCGCCTTCAGTGGGCGCGCGTGTCGTCTCCTCTCTCCTTCCTTCGGCGGCCGCGCGGAAAACCACCGCGCGGCCGCTTCCATCAGCGTGGCAAATCGCGCGCTTTCCAGCGGCAACGCGGTGTCGAGCGTGGATGCGGCCAGACGGATTTTCGCCTCGGCCTCGGTCAGGTCAAAGAAGATTGTCGGGGTCATGTCATCAGTCTCCAAGCAAGTGCCGCCAGCGCCACCATGGCGACGGCAAGCGGAAGCCGCGAACGGCGCGCGCTCCGGCGCGTCCGCCGTGTGGGGATCAAAACCGATGCGAGGCTGAGCGGCATCAGAGCAGCCTCAGCATCGCGAGCACGCCGATGGCGAGACCGACCACCAGACCGAGGCAGACGCCAATCGCGCAGGAGCCGGGGCAGAAGGCCGTCGGCTCCGGCGGCGCCACAGGAAGCGGCGGCGACGGAATGACCGGATGGTAGGGATCTGGATGCATGGTCATGCGCTGAGCCCTTGCGACGGAAAGATGGTGGGAAGTGTGACCGCGCGTTCCTTGAGCGTGAAGTCAAGGATCGCGGCACAGCGCAGCGCAATGGCGCGCGTGCCATCACACGGTCTGCCTGGCGATCCTCGCGTGTGAGATCGCCGACCTGCCGCTACCGGCGCTGCAGCGCGCGATGTAGCGCGCCCGGACGTCGCACTGCCGAGCCCCGCCGGGGCTGGGGGGGGGTCCCCTGGCCCCGGCGGGGTTTTTTACGTGCCGGGTCATGCTGCTAATCCTCACCTTGTGTCGCCGGTGAGGGGATGGACGGCAACTCCGCCCACCAGGCAATGGAGTCGGAGTAGCAGTCGTCGATCTCCTCAATGCCGGATTCCAGGCGGAGTTGCGCATCCTCCCAGGAAATCTCTCCGCGCTCCAACTCTTCCCAGATGATCGCTCCCTCGTCCTCGTCACCGTCCACATCTTCGCAGATGATGCGGAGGACGCGCCAGTCGTATTCGCGCCGAAAGCCGCGTCCGCGATCGACGCAGGTCTCGATCACCGCCAGGATCGGCGTGTTGAGCGGAGGCAGCGTCGTCGCCGGGGCGTGCAGCTTGATCGTCAGTTCCATGATGCATTCTCCTGTTGCTGAACCCCGGTGGTGTTCGTATTTTGCACCGCCGGCATTCGGTAGGATAGCCGCCCGGCGTCAAAAAGTGAATGGACAACCGTCCCACTCTGCGGATAAAGGTAGCCACATGCCCGATTGGAAGTCAATCATCGAAAAATGGCCATCGCCGGAGGCGATGGCGCAGGACGTCAAGGTCTCTTCGATCACCGTGCGAGCATGGCGCTTGCGCGGCATCCCGCCGTTGCGCTGGCTGGCGGTCGTGCAAGCGGCGCAGCGCCGTCGCTACGACGGCATCACGCTGGATCGGCTTGCGGATCTAGCGAAGAGACAACGCCGCCGTGCGTAGCATCGTCCTCGCGCTTGATCTCGGCAGCACCCTTGGCTGGGCGGTGCGACTGCGAGACGGCACCATCACCTCCGGCACGGCGACTTTCCGTCCAGGGCGCTTTGAGGGCGGCGGCATGGGGTGGTTGCGCTTCCGCCGCTGGCTCGACAGCATGGCTTCCAGCGCCGGGCCGTTCGACAGCATCGTCTTCGAGGAGGTCCGGCGCCACGCCGGCACCACCGCCGCCCACGTCTATGGCGGCTTCCTCGCCCATCTCACCGCCTGGTGCGAGGACGCAGGCGTCCCCTACCAGGGCGTCCCGGTCGGCACGATCAAGCGCTTCGCCACCGGCAAGGGGAATACGGACAAGGCCGCGATGATCGCCGCCATGCGCGCTCGCGGCTTCACACCCGCTGACGACAACGAGGCGGACGCTATCGCCCTGCTCTTGCTGACGATCGAAGGAAACACATGACCGTGCTGCGCGCGCTGCACGCTGCTACACGAAGGCATCGCCTTCCTCTGGGTCTTCGAGATCCTGCTCGGTCCGACCTGACGGCGGCCAAGCAGAGCATCGGCTGCGCACGCCCGGGCGCGCTGCCGATCCCGTCCACCGGGCCAAGCACAGGGACATTATGATGAACCGAACGACTCTGGCGCAGCTGCGTGAGATGGACGTGCAGGAGGCAGCGACCCTCCCGATCGACCACCTCTCAATGCTGCTGGAAGAGGTCGCGGAGCTTCGCACCGACGCGAAGCGTCTCTCCGACCTGCTGCACGACGCGCTGCATGCCCGCTACGGCGAAGCGGCTGCCGCGGCCCGTCGCGCCGAGGGCAAAAACACCGGCCGCGTCCGCCTGGAGGATGACGGCTTCGAGATCATCGCCGATCTGCCGAAGCGCGTGGAGTGGGACCAGGCCAAACTGATGGAGGCGATCGCCACGATCCGCGGCTGGGGGGAGGACCCTGCCGACTACGTCACCATCGAGGTCCGCGTTCCAGAAAGCCGCTTCACTGCGTGGCCGCCGCGCATTCGCGCGGTGTTCGAACCGGCCCGCACCGTCGGCACCGGACGCCCCTCCTACACCCTCGAACCGAAGGACGCCGCGTGATATGGCGATCTCCCTGGCATCGATCCGACGCGGCGGTGAGGCACGCCCTCCGCGGCTGCTGATTTACGGCGTGGCAGGCGTCGGCAAGACCAAACTGGCCGCCGATGCGCCGAACCCGGTCTTCCTGCAGACAGAGGACGGGCTTGGCAACATCGAGGCTGCGACCTTCGGGCTGCTGCGCAGCTTCGATGCGGTCATGGAGGCGCTTTGCAGCCTCTACTCCGAGGCGCACGACTTCCAGACCGTCGTCGTCGACAGCCTCGACTGGCTGGAACCGCTGATCTGGCAGCACACGGCGCAGGCGCACAACCAGCCGAACATCGAGACCTTCGGCTATGGCAAGGGCTACCTCGCTGCGCTCGACACCTGGCGCAGCTTCCTCGATGGCGTGAACGCGCTGCGCGACGAGCGCGGCATGGCGGTGATCTTCCTGGCGCATGCCGAGATCCGGCGCTTCGACAGCCCCGAAACCGAACCTTATGATCGCTACCAGCCGAAGCTCCACGCGCGGGCATCCGCGCTCGTGCAGGAGCATGTCGATGCCGTGCTTTTCGCAAACTACCGGATCAGCACGCTGAAGTCGGATGTCGGCTTCAACCGCAAGGTGGTGCGCGGCGTCTCCGGCGGCGATCGCGTGCTGCACACCGCCGAGCGCCCGGCCTTCCTGGCGAAAAACCGCTTCGGGCTGCCAGAGACGCTGCCGCTGTCCTGGCCCGAGCTCGCCGCCGGCATCCCCTTCTACGCGGCGCCGCAGAGCGCCGCCCCCGCCTCCACCACCGCAGCCAGGAGCTGAGCCATGGCCTCCTTGAACGGAACTTTCGATGCGACCGAGGTCGCCCCCGCCGTCCCGCTTGAAGTGCTGCCGCCAGGCAAATACCTGGCGCACATCATTGAGAGCGAGATGCTGCCCACCAGAGCCGGCGACGGCCAATACCTCAAGCTGATTTTCGAGATCTTGGACGGACCGCACAAGGGCCGCAAAATCTGGGACCAGCTGAACCTGGTGAACCGCAACGAGCAGACCGTTGAGATCGCCCGGCGCATGCTTTCCGCCATCTGCCACGCGGTCGGTGAGGTCCACGTCAGCGATAGCGAGCAGCTGCACTTCAAGCCGCTGATCGTGACCCTGAAGGTCGAACCGGCCGGCCCCGACAAGAACGGCGTGCATCGCGAGGCGCGAAACAAGGTGACCGGGTACGCCGCGTCCAACGCGGGCATTGGCGTTCCCCCCATGCCGCGCCCTGCGCGTCCTGCCCCCCGTCCCGCTGCCACCGCCACCCCTCCGGTGGCGCGTCCTGGTGGTACGGCAACCCCACCCTGGCGACGCAATGCCTGATCGCTCGCCGGCAGGCCACGCGCATGCCGGCGTCCCTCCCACTGGCAAGATCGGACCATGGTCGCGCTGCCGCCACCACCAAACCCCACCGTGACCGCCATTTATGCAGCTTACGAGGCGGAGGCGGATAGCGGCTACCGCACGCATCTCGGCGCCTCGCTGATCGGCAGCGAGTGCGAGCGTGCGATCTGGTACACTTTCCGCTGGGCCACGCGCGCCCGGCACACGGGCCGCCTGCTCCGTCTGTTCGAGACGGGCCATCTGGCCGAGGCGCGGCTCGTCGCCGATCTGCGGCGCATCGGCGTCACCGTGCTAGACGTCGATCCGGTGACGGGGCGGCAGTGGACCCTCCGCGACGCGAGCGGCCACTTCGGCGGCAGCATGGACGCTGTCGCCAAGGGCTTCCCCGAGGCGCCGGCGACCTGGCACGTGTGCGAGTTCAAGACCCACAGCAGCCAGTCCTTCGCCAAGCTGAAGGCCCAGGGTGTCGCCGCCTCCAAGCCGCTGCACTGGGCGCAGATGCAGGCCTACATGCAGCTCGCCGGCCTCGATCGCGCCTTCTATCTGGCGGTCTGCAAGGACACGGACGAGCTTTACCAGGAGCGCATCCGGCACGATGCAGAGGCAGGGCTGCGGATCCTGGCGAAGGCCGCGCGCATCATCAACGCGTCCCGACCGCCGGCCCGCATCAGCGACGACCCTGCCTGGTGGCAGTGCCGGGTCTGCGACCACCACGCCGTCTGCCATGGCGGCGCCGTACCGGAACGGCATTGCCGGTCCTGCCTGCACGCCTCGCCAGTCCATGGCGGTGATTGGCACTGCGCCCGGCACGATGTCCCGCTTGACCGGCGGAACCAGGAGGCAGGCTGCGCGGCGCATCTCTACATCCCAGATTTCATCGCCGCAGAACAGATCGACGCCGGCGAAGATTGGGTCAGCTATCGAATGCCGGACGGTAGCGAATGGCGCGACGGCGCCATCTCCTCCAGCACAGGAACGACGCCATGAACAAGGACCTGCTCATCATCGTCTCGGTCAAGAATAACGCGCTGCTGACCGCCATGCGCGACGCCGGATATGCGAGCGCGGCGGCGCTGTCGCGCGCCAGTGGCGTCGTCGCCGGCCGCATCTACGACTACCTGAACCTGCGCATCGCACCGCTCCGTGAGAACGGGGAATGGCGCGCCTGCATCCTCGCCATCTCGAAAACACTACGCACGCTGCCCGAGGATCTCTTTCCCGCGGCGTTCCTGCGTCGCGCGCTAGCGACGAACAAGGTCACGCGCGAGGTCAGCGCCGATGAGCTGCCGGCGCTCGTGGACGGTGTGTCTTCCTCCATCGCCTATGACCCCGAGAGGAGCGTCGCCGTCGATGCCGCGCTCGATGCCCTGGACTCTGCGATGACCACACTGCGACCGCGCGATGCGCGCATACTGCGGATGTATTTCGGCCTTGACGGAGAAGAGCCGCGGACCTTGGAGGAGATCGCACGGGCCCATCGCGTCACCACGGAACGTGTGCGTCAGATCGTGCTGCGTGCGCAGCGTCAGCTCGCAGAGCCGCGCCATCGGCTCCGCCAGTTGTGCGCCCCTCTGCTGGAAGACGTCGCGCCCTGAGAAAAGCGATGACAATCCCTCTCCGTTTCTATCAGCGCGCAGCCATCGAGGCGCTTTACGACTACTTCGCCGCCAACGTGGGCAATCCGCTGGTCGTGATGCCGACCGGCACGGGAAAGTCCGTCGTCATCGCCGGCTTCATTCGCGAGGCGATCGCCGCCTATGGCGACACCCGCGTCCTGGTCCTGACCCACGTGAAGGAGCTCATCCAGCAGAACTTCCTGGCGCTGCTCCGCGCCTGGCCCGAAGCGCCGGCGGGCATCTATTCCGCTGGCCTCTCGCGGCGCGACATTCGCGCCCAGGTGCTTTTCGCCGGCATCCAGTCCATTCATCGCCACGCGCGGCAGGTACAGCGCTGCGACCTCGTCCTGATCGATGAGGCGCACCTGCTCGGCCGCAGTGACAGCAGCATGTATCGCTCCTTCCTGAAGGAGTTGAACGAGATCAACGGCGGGCTGCTCAAGGTGGTCGGCTTCACCGCCACGCCCTACCGCCTCGACAGCGGGCTTCTCCACGAGGGCAAAGACCGACTGTTCACGGACATAGCATTCCAGGTGCCGGTGCTGGACATGATCCAGCAGGGCTATCTCTGCCCGGTCGTTCCCAAACAGACCACGACCCAACTGGACGTCGGCGGCGTCGGCACACGGGGCGGCGAGTTCATCGCCAAGGAACTGGAGGCGGCGGTGGACCGCGACGAGGTCACGCGCGCCGCGGTGGCCGAGATCGTTCAGCACGGGCATGATCGAGGCTCCTGGCTGGTCTTCTGCTCGGGCGTGGCCCATGCGCGCCACGTCCGCGACGCCATTCGCGAACACGGCGTCTCCTGCGAGACCGTCACAGGCGAAACGCCTGGTCCCGAGCGCGATGCCATCCTGTCGGCGTTCAAGACGGGGCGGCTACGCTGCGTCACCAACGCGAACGTGCTCACCACCGGCTTCGATGCGCCCGGCGTCGACCTGATCGCGCTGCTGCGCCCGACGAAGAGCGTCGGCCTCTACGTCCAGATGGTGGGACGCGGCACGCGCCTTGCCGAAGGCAAGGACGACTGCCTGGTGCTGGACTTCGCGGGCAACACGGCGCGGCACGGGCCGATCGACATGGTGGACGGCCGGAAGAAGGAGAAGTCGGAGGAGCCGGGTGAGGCGCCGATCAAGGTCTGCCCGGAATGCCAGACCATCAACCACGCCAGCGTGCGGCGCTGCGTCGGGTGCGACTACGAGTTCCCGCCGCCGGTGGTGAAGGTGGCGCCGCAAGCAGCGTCGAACGCGCTGCTCTCGACCCAGATCCAGGCAACCTGGGCCGACGTCACCGGAATCAGCTACGCGCGCCACGAGAAGCCTGGCAAGCCCGCGTCGCTCCGCGTCACCTACGAGTGCGGACTGGCGCGACACAGCGAGTGGGTCTGCTTCGAGCACACCGGCTTCCCGCGCGAGAAAGCGCTGGTCTGGTGGCGGCGCCGCGCCGGCAATCTGCCGCCGCCGGCGACAGTTGACGAGGCTCTGCGACAAGTGAGCTATCTTCGCCGTCCTATCGCGATCCAGGTCCGCCCCGTGGGACAATACACCGAGATCACTGCTGTGAGGTTCGTGTGATATGCAGCGCCTGTCGCCTTCGCACCGCCCGCGGCTTCGGGTGGTTCGACCCGCGCAGTCGAACATCCGAGCCGCTCCCGGCCTGCTCCATGCGCTGCATGAACGCGCTTTGCCGGAGGTGGGGCGTGATTGATCCAGACGAGCATGAAAAGGCCGCCATCGCAGCCGCCAGTCCCATGGCCGGGGAGTATCTGGACAGCATCGGGAAAACCGACCTCGCGATGCTGACCGAAGCTGAGTGGCTGACGCTGCTCGAGGTGATCATCACCGCCTACCAGGACGAACTCGCGCGCCGGCTGGACCAGGGATGGCACCCAGCACCGCCTCTCACAGTGGAAGAGCCATCGTGACGCAGCCATCTTTCATGGCCGACTATGGCGAGCGCCTGGTCGACAACGGCTACTCCGTCATCCCGATCATGCCAGGCAGCAAAGTGCCGGGGCAGTTCCGCAAGGGCGAGTGGTCGCCTTATCCCGACTGGGCGCGTCATTGCGACCGCCCGACGAAGTCCTTTGAGGTGGACATCTGGCGACGCTGGGCCGGGTGCGGCGTCGGCATCGCCTGCGGCACCGTCGTCGGCATCGACATCGATGTGCTGGACGGCGCACTCGCCATCCAGCTCGCCGAGCTCGCGGCCAGCATGCTGGGCGACACGCCCTGCGTGCGCATCGGCCGCGCCCCGAAGCGCCTCCTGGTCTACCGCGCGGCCACGCCCTTCCCCGGCCGCAAGCGCCACCCCCTCGAACTGCTGGCCCGCGGTCAGCAGTTCGTCGCCTATGCGGTGCATCCCGACACCGAGCGGCCCTACGAGTGGCCCGAGGAGAGCCTGGTCGAGACGCCCATCTCGCGTTTGCCCGAGGTGGACGAAGCGAGCTGCCATGCATTCCTCGACGCTGCGATGCGGCTGGTCCCAGAGGAAATGCGGGTCAAATCGATCCTGGCGAAGGAGTCGAACGGCGGCTGGCACGGGCCGAGCGACCCGAAGGGCACGCGCGAGGCCATCGCCGCCGCCCTGGCCTGGATCCCAAACGACGACCTGCCCGGCGACGAATGGATCACCATCGGCGCGGCCATCAAGGCAGCGCTGGGCGAAGAGGGACGGGACCTGTGGATCGCCTGGTCGCGCCAGTCCAAGAAATCCGGCCAATCCGGACGCCACGACACGCCTGAACGGCGCTGGGCGGCTCTCCGGCCGCACAGCGTGGGGGCCGGGACGATCTACTGGCTTGCCGAACAGCGCGGCTGGAAGCCAGACCCTGCCCTGATCCTGAATGGCACCATAGCCAAGCAGCTGGCGCAGCCCAACCCGGCCACGGCCCTGCTGGCGAAGGTCGCCTCGCCGCCCCCCCGCACCGCCCCGCCGCCGAAGCCATATCGCGTTCCGTCCGAGCTGCTGCAGGTGGACGGCGCGCTGCGCATGTTCCTGGACTACGCCACCGCCAGCGCCGTCAGCCCGCAGCCCTTCCTCTCGCTCGGGGCGGCCATCTGCCTCGTGGGCACCATCGCGGGGCGGCGCTATCGCACTCCCACCGACCTGCGCAGCAACATCTACGCCATTGGGATCGCCGACAGTGGCGGCGGCAAGGACCACGCCCGACGCTGCGTGAAGCGAGCAATCTACGCGGCCGGCTTGGATCGCTACCTCGGCGGCGAAGATCTGGCCTCCTCGGCCGGGCTGTTGACCTCGCTGCAGCGCCATCCTGCGCGGCTCTTCCAGATCGATGAATTCGGCCAGTTTCTGAAGCTGGTGCTGAACCAGCGCGCGCCGGCTCACAAGGCGGCCATCTGGACGGAACTCACCAAGCTCTACACCTCGGCGGCCGAGCCCTACATCGGCGCGGAATACGCCGACCAGAAGGCGCGGCCGCGGGTCACCATCGAGCAGCCGTGCGCATGCATCTGGGGCGTCACTGTGCCAAGCTCATTCTGGTCCGCGCTGGAAGGCGGCGCGCTGGCGGATGGATCCATCGGACGATTTCTCATCTTCCTCACCGACGAGGACTACCCCGACCGCAACGAGACACCCGCGCCGATGGATCCGCCCCGACCTCTTGTGGAGGCGCTGCAGGCGATCGCGCGCGGCGTGCCGGGCCACAGCCATGGCGGGAACATCGCTGACGCCATGGAATCTTCGGCGCCGATCCACGCCTACACGGTGCCGCTCAGTCCCGACGGAAAGCAGGCGATGCAAGACGTGCAGAACAAAGCCATCGCCCTGCTACGTGCGCATCGCGGCACATACGCCACCGCCCTGTTTGGACGCTACGCGGAGCACGTCTCAAAGCTGGCCATGATCGCAGCCGTCGGGCGCGAGCCGGCGCAGCCAGTAACGCAGGCCCGCGACGTCACCTGGGCAGCGGCGCTTGTCGAACACTGCATCGGCACCCTGCTGCGCGATGCCGAGCGCTTCGTGGCCGACACCCCAGCTCATGCGCGTCTGAAGAAAGTATTGGACATCATTCGGAAGGCTGGTAGGATCAGTCGCAGCGCATTCGTGCGGAAGACGCAATTTCTATCTCGGGTCGAGCGCGAGGACGCCATCGCAACCCTGCTTGACAGCCACCAGATCACAATCGAGACTTCGGCGAGCGCGTCAGGTCCGCACACCTGCTGGATCGTCGCCACCGATCCGCAAGAGCACCACGACCGCGACCTGCGTGGCCAGGGGAGGGAGGCGAATGGCGATCCATGAATTTTTCTCATGGGTGAAGGCGCATTGAAAAGTTGAAGAGTGCGCGCTGCTAACTCTTTGAAAAATCAGACTATTCAACTTTTCAACTCTTCAACAGGGGAGGGTGGGGTATGCGCGTGCGACCCGTGGGGGGATACCCTGTTGAAGAGTTGAAAAGTTTGAATAGTCCTATTTATCAAAGACTTAGCCTCCCCCTTCTCTTCAACTCTTCAACCCCGCCCCCCCCCTTTTCGTGCTCCACCCCGAGACACGCATGAGCAGGAAGCAGAAGGCAAAGACCCCAAAGCAGCACGAGGCGCTCGGTCCGTCCAAGTGGCGCCTGCAGCACGGCGATTTCACCGAGCCGATCCGCGAGGCAGACCCCGAAACCGGCACCCCGGTCGTGCATCGGCGCGCGATCGACACCCTCGGCCAGATGCTCGCCAACGGCACCATCACCCAGGAGATGCACGACGCCGGCGGGCTCTTCCGCCGCCAGTTCCGCGCTGCCGCGCTCGACGCGCTCCGCGCCGCCCCCCTGCTCCGACTCCCTGCCACAACGAGCGAAACCATCACCGAGCGCCAGGCCCAGGCCCGCCGCCAAATCGCCGCAGCACTGGACGTGTTGGGCGGGCCGAACAGCGCCCCCGGAAGCTGCGTCTGGCACGTGGTCGGCCTCGAGTGCTCAATCCGCGAATGGGCCATGCGCCAGGGCTGGAACGGCAGACCTGTGCCGGCCAGCCAAGCCCAGGGCATGCTGGTGGCCGCGCTCGCCGTCCTGGCGACGCACTACGGCTTGGTCTCACACCCGCCGAAATGCCACCCCCCTCAAAAAGCCATTTAGCGGGCCGTACAGGGCGGTCAGGCGATTTCCGCACCTGCCCTAGCACCCAACCCCCCGGAAGCCGTCAGCGGCCAAATTTTCCGGGGTTTCTGGTGCGTTTTCGGCCGGCCCCCCCCCTGCCTCGGGTCCGCCTCCGCGCTGACCCAAAATGCCGCATTGACATCTGAAACTTACATCGCATACCTTCCCGCCATTCGTCGGATTGCGCTCAGCGCAACCGCATCCTCGCGGGTTGCACTGGCAGTCGCTCGCGAGCCGCAGGGTCCTTCCTGGGCCGAGCGTATGCGGGGGGCGGAAGCGCCCCAGTTTTCTAGCGTCAGACCAGTTTTCCAGGTTGCCAGGTTGCCAGGTTGCCAGGGTGCCAGGGTGCCAGGGTGCGCAAAAGGCGCAAGACGCCGCTCGTGCCTCGCGTTTGTGGCGCGCCGCGTGCCGCGAGCTCCGCCCTCTGCGACGGTTGTGGGACCTGGCGAGAGCCCTGCAAGGGTTGCGGGGGTCAAGCTGAGAGGCCTGCGACGGTTGCGGGGCCTCGTCCGAGCATTGCATCCCTGGCAACCCGCGCCCCCCCTTCACCGCCACGTAGGTGCGCATGCCGAAAGCCCCCTGGTCTGCGAGCGCCGTCGAGGCGCGCGCGGTCGCCTCCCTGCTGCCCTATGCCGGCAATGCGCGCACGCACTCCGCCGAGCAGGTGGCGCAGATCGCGGCCAGCATTCTCGAGTTCGGCTTCGTCG